AAAACAAGGACTTAGAGCACCTCTACAACAAGGATTTAGTGCGAAATAAATACTGGGATGGCTGTAAAATTAAGACAGATTATGGTAGAATAATAGAGAATGTAGACGAGCATCATGCTCTCAACTACATCGTTCAGAGTACCACAATTGACATGGTGCATGAGCAGGCTTATAAAGTCTACGAGCTTTTGAAGGGGAGGAAGAGTCACATTTCATTTTTTATTCACGACGCTGTGTATATCGACCTCGCCGCAGAGGATCGATATGAATTGTTGAATTTGCTTGACACATTCAAGAAAACGCGTTATGATGTGTTCAAGGTTAATGTCTCCGCTGGAAAGAACCTTGGAGAAATGAAGGAATTAAAATTATGAAGAAAGTATACGATAAACTCGTTCGCGATCGCATCCCGGAGATCATCGACCGCGCTGGAAAAGTTGCATGTGTCACTCAGGTCGATTCGAAGACGCTGCGGAGGTATGCCTTTAAGAAGTTACGCGAAGAGATTGATGAGTTTCTTGAAAATCCGTGTGCTGAAGAAGCAGCGGATGTGCTGGAGATTTTTGATATCATTTGCGAACGCGAGAGAATAGGCACGGCTAGTATCCACGCCGAACGGCTAGCCAAACGCGTCATCCGTGGGTCTTTCAAGATGGGTTATATTTTGGAGTGGGTTGAGGAGAAATGAAAGTTATTGGTCTCGGTTCCGCCGGTTGCAACATAGCCAACGCATTTTCTAAGTTTCCGCAATATGAAGCTTATGGGATTGACGTCTCTAAAGAGGCAGACATAACCATTAAAGAGAGAAAGACTCATGAAGAGTATGACGCGCACTTTCCAAGCCTCAAGAGAAAGTTGAAGTTTTCCGGCGAAGAGATATTGGTGGTTGTCTCCGGCGCAGCAACAATCTCAGGGGGAATTTTAAGACTTCTCGACCAAATCAAAAATAATTCAATAACAGTATTGTATATCCAGTCCGATCTGTCGCTAGCTAGCGAGATTCAAAAAACACAGGAAAAAATAGTGATAAATGTGTTGCAGGAATTTGCTCGGTCTGGTATGATAGATGCTGTCTGGCTGATAGATAACCAGAAGATCGAACAAGGAATTGGAGATGTTCCTATAATGGGATACTATGAAGTGCTCAATCAGGCCCTCGTAAACATGGTTCATATGATAAATGTATTTAAGAATTCAGAGCCTGTTCTGGGCAACTTCACGAAGCCCTCTGAAATAAGCAGAATTGCCACTATTGGGGTACTCGATATCGAAAAATCACAAGAAAAGTGGTTTTATGACTTGACAAACGTCCGAGATGTGGTATACTATTATGGTATCAATGAGGAAGAACTAGAGAAGGACGGCACATTGTTTAAAACTATTACCAATTATGTAAAATCCCAGCTCGATGACGATATTAATGTATCCTATGGCGTTTTTAAGACCACCTATGACCAGAAATATTGTTATTGCATTAAGTATTCATCTATGGTACAATCGTACATAGACATAGACGATTAGGATATTTGCTAATCGTACTTTAACCCAACTATAAGGAGATAAAAAATGGGTATCAATTTAGATAAGATGAGAGAAAAGCTCTCGTCACTACGCGGAGACGGAAACTCCTCAAATGACACATTCTGGCGCCCCGAAGATGGGGACCAGACTATTCGAATCGTCCCAACACCGGACGGCGACCCTTTCAAGGATATGTGGTTTCACTACAATATCGAGAAGGGTGGCTTCATGTGTCCTAAGCGCAACTACGGCGACGAGTGTCCCGTATGTGAGTTCGCCTCACAGTTGTGGCGCGAAGGCGCAGACAACAACGATGAGCACAGCAAGAAGGTCGCTAAGTCCCTCTTCGTGCGACAGCGTTTCTTCAGCCCCGTGATGGTTCGCGGTGAAGAAGAGCGCGGAGTGCGTGTGTGGGGTTACGGCAAGACCGCTTACGAGTCTCTTTTGAACCTTGTCCTCAACCCGGAGTACGGTGATATCACTGACACCGAGACCGGCACGGATCTGCAGATGACTTATGGAAAGCCCCCGGGCGCTTCCTTCCCACAGACGAAGCTTGTGCCTCGTCGTCGTTCTTCTCCTCTGTGTGAGGATATGACTGATGGCAAGTGTGCGGAGCTTCTTGATAGCATTCCAGATTTTACTGGACTGTTTGAGCGGAAGACGACTGCTGATGTGCAGACTATTCTCGATACGTTTGTCAATTCTCAGGTCGATGATCCTGAGTCAGTTAGCTCTGAGACACAGAAGTACGGTAACAGCAGCGCTGATACTGCGACGAATGCCGTCGACCAGGCGTTCGCGGAGCTTGGGACACTCTAAATATCCCCCCCACAGGGAGGCACAGGGTTATCAGGTGCCTCACAATAGAAAGGAAGAGTTATGACAACTACTGATACAAATCGTTTAGAACAGCTGATTACCATTCTTGAGGAAACTCGGGACGATCACACTAAGTTCTTCGGCACTGGAAACAATGCTGCAGGAACCCGTGTTCGTAAGGCAATGCAGGAAGTTAAGACGCTAGCACAGGAACTCCGCGTTGAGGTCCAAGAGACTAAAAACTCGGGTTAAACTCTGACAGCCGCAGGGAGGCCCGGGGATACAGGGGTCTCAATTATTACAATATTAGAAAGGGAGATAAAATGAGTAACATTGTAAACACTTTGAAAGAATTAAATGTTGGTAATGACGCACTATTAAGCCTGAGTTATACCGAGGGCGCAGATGTGTGGCACATTAACGAGAGTCATGTTGAGGAGACGGTTGCTGAGACCGAGACCGCAAGCATGCTCGGGGGGATTCTCGCTTCGGGCGTCCCTGTATTTGGCAACTGGGGTGAGGTCAGCGACGGCGGCGATATCTTAAATGAAATGCGCGCCAACGGAGCACTCGATGATTATGAGCGAGGTGAAGAGTACTTCGAGGAGTACATCACCGAGAAGCTGCAGGAAACCATTTATGATAATGAGTATTCGCTAGAGTATTCCACTGAGCAATATGATTATAAGCGTGGCCGTTGTGATATTTCGGTTAATGTTCGAGTTCGAGCAGCCGATGTGGTTGCGCTCGCCACTGGGGCAGATTCATTTGTTAGTGGTTTTGAGGTTTCTGTTAAGACACCTGCCGGCACTCTGACGCTTAACCAATAGCAAGAGAATGAAAATTTTAGATTTGCACGGTGATGGTCATGAAACTGCAGAGCGTAAGGTACACAGTTTTGTGTACAATAACGAATTACCAGTGAAGATCATCACCGGCAAATCTGAAAAAATGAGAAAGATAGTGGTTGACACCGTGGGTCTTTTAGGGTATTATACACACTATGAGGGGCTCTCTAACGAAGGCTGCCTCGTAATCACTGAACTAGAGTTTTCGGTATGATTGGATTTTTAGTATTTGTTATGGGATTCAGTACGGTATGGATAATGTGGAGCATGCACACTAGAGTACGGGAACTTGAGGACTGTGTAAACGCAGTATGCAGAGGGTTAGACGACCTTCGGTTTGAGATGATAGAGAGAGAGCACCATGGCAAAAAGTAAATCAAAAGCAGGAAAAATATCAGTTGATGGATTAAGAACCTTAATCAACAAAACATCAGGATTGGATGTGGCACATAATCTTAAAAAAGCCAATCCAACAGAAGTAACAGAATGGATTCCAACTGGCTCCCGTTGGCTGGATTCCATTACGTGTCGTGGGCAGCTAGCTGGAATTCCAGTTGGCAAGTTCACAGAGATTGCTGGTCTAGAATCGACTGGTAAATCTTTTATGGCTGCACAGGTAGCAGCAAATGCCCAGAAACTGGGTATGACGGTAATTTATATGGATTCAGAGTCAGCGATTGACCCAGGATTCCTAGAACGCACTGGATGTAATCTTGACGAACTCATATACGTCCAGGCTCAGTCGGTTGAGCATGTTCTAGAGACTGTTGAGAGTGTTCTAAACTCTGGAGCCGAAAGAACTCTGTTTATCTGGGATTCGTTGGCTCTGACTCCTACCGTCTCTGATGTGGAGGGGGACTTCAATCCCCAATCCACGATGGCAATGAAGGCGCGCATTCTCTCAAAGGGAATGTCTAAACTAACCATCCCAATTGCGAATACGAAGTCTGCCTTCCTGGTTTTGAACCAGTTAAAGACCAACATTCCACAGGGACCGAACGCCCGCATCGTCGCAATGACGACACCCTTTATTACTCCAGGCGGCAAGGCTATGCACTATGT